CTGCTATTGTTTGGGGGCGTGACGCTGGTGGGTTTGCTATGGGTGACAAGTACATGTTCTCCAAAGCGGAATTACCACGCACACCAAAGCAACTACAAGATATCATTCTAGCAAGAAAGGGCGAAAATCGCGGACAGTATGCACAGTTTATGGTCAATCTCTGGCCAATATTCAAGAACAGTGTACCGCCAAAGTTCAAGGGTTTTGTTATGGGTGACCTAATGTACTCGTCACCTATTCCGGAATCTGATGGCGTGTACAAGTTTACACCAAACACAGTAACATACACGGTTCATGCAAGTTCGCAGACTGGTCAAGATATAGCCAAGTCAAAAGCAGGCGTTGTCGCTCACAGTTACTTTCCGGAACAGGGTGCAGTAGGCAAGCACATTGATACACCAGTCGGATTGGTGAGTGGCGATCTAGCTATTATGAGTGATGCAATCGGCTCCTCAACCAAGATCAAGGCACCAAAAGAACTTGCCAAGATTCAACCATTGATCAATAAAGAGGGTGCGGCAATCGACCAATTATTGGATCCGATGGAACTATCCAAGAAAAAGATTTCTGATTTCTCATCTATCTTGAAGAAGTATGTTAACGAACGAGTTAGACAACGGGATTGGAATAACTTGGCGGTGGGTTTCCTACCATGGACAGAAACCGCTGGGCTAACAAGTAATAAGAGAACAAATATAGCTGCCTATGTTAAAGAAAATTACAAAGGCTTCAATGCTATGTTCGCAATTTTTCAGTTGATAGCATCGGCCAAGAACAACATCGTTGCACAACTAGACAAGACAGCAAATGAGCTCAGTGCAGAAATTGGTGAAGAGCCTGGACAAGAAGGCTACGTGGTACATACAAAGGAAGGACCAGTCAAATTGGTCGATAGATTTAGATTTAGTGCGGCAAACTTCACCCATGCAGATTCGTGAAATCTTAGAAAACAAGCATGTAACATTCTGCTTCGGTAGACTCAATCCTCCACACTTTGGACACGAGGGTCTACTAAAGACGGTGAAAGATAACGCCGAAGAAACTGGCGGCGATTGGTATATCTTTGCCAGTAAGTCTCACGATAACAAGAAGAACCCGTTGGACTATGAAACAAAAGTGCAATGGTTACTAAAGTTGTTCCCATGGATCGAGGGACACTTAATAGTAGACCCAACTATTCGTACCATACTCCAGGCCGCAGATTGGTTGAGATCGCAAGGTTACACCAGTGCAACGTTGGTCGCTGGTGAAGATGACATGGAGACGATGGGCAATCTACTCAAAGCATATAACGGTAAAGAATCGTCACACGGTGAATACAGGTTTGATCCACTCAACTTCCGAATCTCCCCTCGCCTAACATCGGCAACAAATGCGAGAGCCGCAGCAGAAAATGGTGACGAGGCAGCATTCCAAAAAGCGACGAGAGTCGACTCTAAAGCCAAAGTAAACGGTATGACCCTATTTCAAGCCACCCAAAAGGGTTTGGAGAAGCCGGTAAAGGTTCCAAAAGCCAAAGCAGCCCCAAAAACAAAAACACCCAAAAATCCTAAGTAATTTGAGTTATTCTTCTGGTTTGCATATATAACAATGTACTTCATGCAGTTGCATGAAACTACGTAGAGCACATTATGGTAACACTAGGAGAAACACATTATGGCAACACTTCAAGAGATTCGGGCTAAATTAGCAGCACAGGATACACGTTCAAACAGCGGCGGTGGCGGAGACAATGCAGTATACGCACACTGGAATATTCCTGAAAACACAACAACCACAATTCGATTCCTTCCAGACGGAAACAAGGACAACACCTTTTTCTGGGTAGAGAAGGCAATGATTCGCCTGCCATTCAATGGCATCAAGGGTCAGCCAGGAAGCAAGCAACAGACAGTCCAGGTTCCATGTATGGAAACTTGGGGTGAGACTTGCCCAATCCTGACGGAAGTTCGCACCTGGTTCAAGGACAAGTCACTAGAAGAGATGGGACGCAAGTATTGGAAGAAGCGTACATATCTATTCCAGGGATTCGTTGTTGACCACGGTTCGTACAAGGAAGAGAAGACTCCGGAGAATCTGATTCGTCGATTCATCATCAGCCCACAACTGTTCAACATTGTAAAGGCTGCACTGATGGATGCTGACATGGAACACCTACCAACAGACTATGTCCATGGTACAGACTTCCGTGTTACGAAGACGACCAAGGGCCAGTACTCAGACTATGGCACCAGCAGCTATTCACGTCGTGAGCGTGCGCTGAGTGAGGCAGAAATGGCGGCGATTGCGACACCAGGTCTTTCGGATCTGGCGACATTCCTACCAAAGAAGCCAAACGAAGTCGAGCAGAAGGTAATGATGGAGATGTTCGAGGCTTCAGTACGCGGTGACGCATATGACGAGGCACGTTGGGGACAATTCTTCCGTCCATCCGGCTTCAACCCAACAAATGCTGATGTTGAGTCAGTTGGTGCCGCAACAGCACCAGCAGTAGCTAAGGCTCCAGTAGTAGAAGATGCCGCGCAAGAAGAAGTTGAGCAGGTAGTGGCCACCAAGCCAGTAACTGCACCAGCAACCACTTCGACGACATCAAGCAAGCGAGCTGACGAAATTCTGGCAGCTATCAAGGCACGCCAAAACAAGACAGCCTAACTAGCTAAGGTTGTGGGGTGGAAACACCCCACAATCGCTATTACATCACGGATCCACAATTATGACTAAAGCATTTGACATTACGAAGTTTCGTAAGACCCTTACGAAAAATATCGAAGGTTTGAGTGTTGGGTTTAACGACCCAACCGATTGGGTGTCGACCGGCAGCTACTCGCTCAACTATCTCATTAGCGGCGACTTCTACAAGGGAGTTCCACTTGGTAAGGTAACGGTGTTTGCAGGTGAATCTGGTTCGGGTAAGAGCTTTATTTGCGCAGGTAACCTTGTACGCAACGCACAAGAACAAGGCATCTATGTAGTCCTAATCGACACAGAAAATGCATTGGACGAACGTTGGCTCAAGGCGCTTGGTGTAGATACAAGTGAAGAAAAGTTACTACGTCTTAGCGTGTCAATGATTGACGACGTCGCAAAGACGATTAGCGACTTCATGAAGGAGTATAAGGCAACTTATGCTGCTACGGAAGAACGTGAACGTCCAAAGATTCTGTTCGTTATAGACTCGTTGGGTATGTTGCTTACACCAACCGACGTAAACCAGTTTGAAGCTGGTGAAATGAAGGGTGACATGGGACGCAAGCCCAAGGCACTAACATCATTGGTGCGCAATAGCGTGAACATGTTTGGTAATTGGAACGTGGGCTTAGTTTGTACAAACCATACCTACGCATCACAAGACATGTTTGACCCAGACGACAAGATCTCGGGCGGACAGGGCTTTATCTATGCATCCAGTATTGTGGTTGCAATGCGTAAGCTCAAGCTCAAGGAAGATGAGGACGGTAACAAGACCTCAGAGGTGAAGGGTATTCGCGCAGCGTGTAAGATTATGAAAACACGTTACTCGAAGCCGTTCGAATCTGTGCAGGTCAAGATTCCGTACGAGCAAGGTATGAGCCCATACTCGGGACTCGTTGACATGTTCGAGGGCAAGGGTTGGCTTGAGAAGGAAGGCAACAGCCTTATCTACAAGTTTGCCGATGGCACATCAATCAAGAAGTTCCGAAAGGGATGGGAAAAGAATGATGACACCTGCCTCGATAAAGTAATGGAAGATCTCACAGACCACCCACGCAAGCGGGCGGGTGTTGAGCAGATTCCAGAAGCTGTGGCTGAGTAAACTTTGATATATCCTGCCTCCTGTACTAAGTAACAAGAGTTATGGAGGCAGGCTATGTCATATAGAGACGAAATGTTAGACGAAGATAGATTATTTGAATTATACGACATTCTATTGGGTTACGTGACCGATAGTGAACGCGAGGAAGTCGCACAGCACGTTTATGATTGGCTTCGAGCCTGGGAAGCATCACCTACTGTATTTGTCGGAATGAGTGATCAAGATAAGTTCCTCACAACTATTTGTAAGGACAAAGGATCATCCGATTACGAAGATGAAGATGAGGAAGATGATGAGTTT